CCACGGCGTCCTCGCCGAAGCGCAGACGGTCGATGCGGGCGTTGTGCGCCACCTCGTCCGGCGTCAGGGCGCGGGAGTAGATGCGCGTGCAGTAGATTTTAGCCGCATGCGTGCCGCGGAAGGCATTGCCGCTCGTGCGCAGATTCCGCCAGTTTGCGGCCATCCATGTTGTCGGACGGAACCAGTTTGTACTCGTATTCGTCGGCCGCCATCCCTCAACCTTCTTCGCGCCGTCGTACGATACGTCCATCCATACGCGCGTGGCGGCATCTGCCTCCGTCATGCGCAGGGCGAAGGTGTGCGGCTCGTCCGGCGGAACCCCCCCGAAAAAAAACCAGCAATGGCCCGTACCGGAGGACGCGAAGTCGTAGACGGAGTCCGCCAAATTCCCCGCAGCGTTGCGGCGCACCGAGACGAAAAAGTAAGTGCAATTTGGATTGACGCCCAGAATCGTCGTCCAGTTGGCGCCCGTCCCGTCGGGCACGCGGGCGCGATACGACTGCCGCGCCTCGACCGTCATTGTGCGCCGCGCATACGCATTCGTGAGCGCGGGATAGAGCGCGGTGCGCTCGATGTTCACGAGGGAGCAGACCTGCGACGCCACGTTCATGGCGTCCGCGTCCAGATGGTCCGCACCCCACGCGTAAGCCTGCGCGGTCGGGAGGTCGCCGCCGAGCCCCGTCAGATTTTTCCACGACTTCGCCGCGCTGTCGTGCAGTCCCCAGCCGGCGTTTTCGACGCCGTCCCACATCGCAACAAGCCCGTCCTGCACGTAGTCGCGCGCCGTGTAGGCTTTGCCGCTCGGCTGGTTCGGCAGGCTCTTGCCGTTCAGCGCGACGCGCGTCTGCACGGGGATGCCGACGGCAAGCCCGCGAGCGCGTTCGGCCGCGTCGCGGCGCGATTTGCCCCAGTCCGCATGCAGGATGCCGTTCGTCTGCACGCTCGGCCCGGGCGTCCAGTCCGAGTAGACGTGCCACGAGTTGCTGATGGCGTTCGCGAAGGGGATGTTCGTCGGGTTCGGCAGCGCGGCGAAGGTGGACTGGACGAGCGTCACCCAGTCGCTGTCGTTCGTCGAGTCCGCCGGACGGTAATCCACAAAGACGCTTGCTTCATCCGGGATGATGCGGCGTTCGAACGAGATGTGGACATAGTCGTTGGTGACATAGGACTTGTCTTCGGGGTTGTCGCGGAGCCACCAGCCCTCGCCCGCATTGGCGTCCGAGTAGCCGATGATGCCGGACTTGCTGATGCCCTCCAAGACGCCGAACGCGAAGCAGGCGGAGAGCACGACCGCCGTGACGCGCTTCGCGGTCTTCGACCCGCCCTGCGCCTTGACGATGTCGCGGACATAGCGGCGGACAACCAGGGCGAGAGCAATGACGGAGAGCGCAATCATCACGCATCCGCCCATGAGGAGCAGGAGATTATGCCACTGCACGGCTTCATCCTGCGCGACGAGCCCAAGCGTCGGTTGGTCCGTGTACCACTTGTACGCGGCCGCAGTTAGAGTAGCGAGTGTCATTCATGTACCTCCGTTAGCACCAAAAGATTTTTGCCGTTGACGGCTTCGACCGTAATGGAGTAGGTCTTGCCGCCGACGATGATTTTCTCAAACTTGACGGGCGCGGTCTGCTTGATGTAGGTCTCGCTTCCCTGCTCGTACTGGGCGCAGAAGAAGTACTGGTTGCCCGAGGCGGCGTTGACGGCCGCAGGCACGGTGCAGACGACCTGCCACGCGCCGGACGAGCCGGACCAAACCTCCGTCCACTGCGCGGCGTCCGTCCCGCCCTTTATCCAGCCCGTCTCGCGAACGTACGCAAGCGTGGGCGCGCCGTACAGCGTCGGGTGCTTGGTAGACTCGACATTATAGGCAATCGTCACCTCGATGCCGCCGTCCGACAAATTCTTGGTCTTGATGGACGCGGCACTCGCGCCCACCAGCACGCGGTCGCCCTTGACGATCTCGAAAAGCGATTTGCCGGTCTCGTCCGAGATGCGAAAATAGGCGTTCGTCGTCCCCGCGCCGTCCGCCTCGACGGACATGCCATTCGCGGTCAGCACCCAAATGCCGCCTGAGGTCGCGACGAACTTCTGCCAGGATAGTCCGCCCGCAAGCGCGACGCGCGGCGACGAAATCCACGTATAGCCCTCGGGGGCTTCGCCGCCCGTGTGGCTGTCGTAGTTGCCCCACGCGCGATCCGCCTTATCGTTCAGGTTCGACGCGACGGACGCCGTGTCCTTGGCATAAATGTCGAACCAGCGATTCCACTTTATGTTCTCGTTCCACACGACCGTGTAGGCCGCGTTCGTCCCGTCCGGCTTGTAGTCAAACGCGGCCGTCGGCAATCGCTCCCACGCGGTCTCCGCCGTCACGGCGACATTGTAGTTTGTGACGCTGACGCGGAAGCCGTCGCCGGACCACCACGACGCCCAGACGTTGCCTTCCGCGAGCGGATAGAAGCGTGCGTCCGCCGTCTCGGTCGAGTACGCGCCCACGTCGTCCGCGTAGAGGTCGAGGTCTTTGTCAAGTGTGTAGCCGTTAATCGTGCGGGTGGTGGGGACGGCGCCCGTCTGCGCGGCCGTCACCTTGTGCGGGTTGTCGGTGCGGGCGGCGTGGTCGGTCGCCGCCTTCTTCGCGTTCGCGGCGGCCGTGGCATTAGCTTGCTCCGCCTTCTTCGCGCGGGTCGTCTCTGCCGTCAGCGCGGCGGCGGTCGCCAAGCCGTTGGTGACGGACTTCGTCACGTACCCCTTGGCGTCGACCTCGCCCTTGGTATACGCGCCCACCTGCGCGGCCGTCACGCCGTGCGGGTTCTTCTTGTCCGCCTTGTGCGTGCTGATGGCGGACGCGTTCGCCTTCTCAGCGGCTTTGGCACGCGTCACCTCTGCCGTCAGTGCGGCGGCCGTCGCCAGTCCGTTGGTGACGGACTTGGTGACGTACCCCTTCGCGTCTACTTGTGCCTTGGTATACGCACCCACCTGCGACGCGGTCACCTTGTGCGGATTGTCCGTGCGGGCGGCATGGTCCGCCGCCGCCTTCTTCGCATCCGCCGCGGCGGTTGCATTGGCGGACTCCGCTTTCTTCGCACGCGTCACCTCTGCCGACAGCGCGGACGCCGTCGCCAAGCCGTTGGTCACGGACTTCGTCACGTACCCCTTCGCGTCCACTTCGCCCTTGGTGTACGCGCCGACCTGCGACGCGGTCACCTTGTGCGGATTGTCCGTGCGGGCGGCATGCTTATCGGCGGCGCTCTTCGCCGCGGCCGCGGCCGTGGCGTTGGCGGACTCCGCCTTCTTCGCGCGGGTCGTCTCTGCCGTCAGCGCGGACGCCGTCGCCAAACCATTCGTCACGGACTTGGTCACGTAGCCCTTCGCGTCTACTTCCGCCTTGGTGTAGGCGCCCACTTGCGCGGCCGTGACGGCGTGCGGGTTGTCCGTGCGGGCGGCGTGGTCCGTCGCCGCCTTCTTCGCGTTCGCGGCCGCCGTGGCATTAGCTTGCTCCGCCTTCTTCGCGCGGGTCGTCTCTGCCGCGATGGCGGAAGAGAGCGTATTGGAGACGGACGAGATGGATGCGCCAAGCGCGGCTTCCGCCTTTTCGGCGCGCGTCTTCTCCGACGCGATAGCCGTGGCGTTCGACGCCTCCGCTTTCTTCGCCCGCGTCGCCTCCGCCGCGATGGCGTCCGCGTTCGCCTTCTCGGCGGCTTTCGCCCGCGTCGCCTCCGCCGCAATCGCGACGGCGTTCGTCGCGTCTTTGCGGTCCACATACTCTTTGGTCGCAGTGATGGCACTTGCCGCAAGCGCGGATGCGCAGGCGGTGACAGTCAACAACAGTCTCATGGCTTATTCTCCTTCCATTCCCCGGCGAGGAGGATATAATCGCCGGACCAGGTCGCGCCCCACGCGCCCATGTCCGCGTCGTAGGCAATCGTCTGCTTGGCGTAGTGCTGCACGCCGTCCACGACCGTCGTCTTGCAATAGATGTCCCCGCCCTTGGTCTGCAGGGACGCGGCGACGTCGCCCGGGATGGCCGTCGCGGACGCGGCGCGGATGTCCAGATCCCCGACCGCGAGAATCGTCTCGTGCGTCGCCTCGCCCGTGCCGAGCGTCGCGACCGCGCGGAACCCGTTTGTCACGTAGCCGTACGACGGCAACACGGAGCCCGCGAAAACGACCGACCACCAGCCCGGCGTCTGGCAGACGGCGGGTGCGGTCGCGGGAGCGCCGTCCGCGTTGACGATCGTGACGGCGACGCCCGCAAGCGGCTCGCCCGCAATCGCCTGCGGCACGAGCAAGTCGAGCGCGAGCGCCGAGCCGGCGAACGTGCGCAAGGGCGCGGTCGGGAGCGACGGGTCCTTGGCCTGATAGCGGAGATTGAGCGTCACGGCGTCACCTTGTCCGCCGCGAGCGGAATCTCGAGCGTGAACGTGTAGGACGGATAATCGCCGTTGGGGTTTGTCTCCGTCAAGGGCTGCGTAAAGATGCCGGAGACGCCCGAGGCGAGCGTGACCGTCGGCTTGCCGATGACGCCCTTGTCGGAGACACCGACGATAGAGCCGCTGATCGTCAGCTTGCCACCCACAAGGTCCGATGACTTGACGACGCCGTCCACCTGCGCGGTGGCGATCGAGCCTTCCGCCGTGAGCGTCGAGTCCTGCAACTGCCCGCCCGTGACCGTAAACTTGCCGAAGGTTTGCGCGTGGTAAAGCCCGGAGATCGCGACGCCCGCGAGGGTGGCGGTGCAGTGAGCCTTGCCGCCGTCCTCGATCTGCTGACCCGAGGCGGAAATCGTCGGGGCTTCGCCCGCGCGCGTCGTGATCGTGATGGACGCGAGCGCGATGGACTTACCCTCGATTTCCCGGACGCTGCCAAGCTTGACGGAGGCAAGCGTCGCGTCCGCCGTCACGACGTAGTCGCACGAGGGCGCGATGATTTCGTCGCCGAAGGTTTCGTTCGCAACCACAAAGCCGTCCGGACCGGACGCGGAGACGGAGCCTTGCGACCGGTTCTCCGTCGTCGAGGCGACCTCGATGCCCGCGGCGGCGAGGCCGAAATAATCTGTCTTTGTTTTCAGCGCCATTTGATTTTATCCTTTGATGATCGAGCCGCGGATAGAGAAGGTTAGCGTCTCCGTCCACGCGGCGCGGTCAGAGTCGTATTGCTTGCCGGACGAGCCGCCCAAACGCAGCTCGCCAAAAGAAAGTCCGTCCACCGCGAGTTCGGCGGCGGCCGCCGGCGGGTCGTCGTGGAGCCGCTGGAGCGCATCCACAAGCACCTCGAGCGTCTGCTCGTGCGCGGCGCCGGTCGGGTCGATTTCCTCGCGCGTCGCAAGCGCGAGAGAAATCTCGAAGGAGACGGGCGAAAGGGAGAACGCGTCGTTCGCGCGCACCCCGCACGCGATCGCGAGATAGACGGCCGCCGCGGCGGCGCCGTCCGATTTAACCGCACCTGCGTCCGCGGCCACTCGAGACCCCACAATCTCGACGGGAAAGGTTGAAACCGTCAGTGCGTCCTTAAACAGTTCGGAAATTTTCCGTTCGATGGCTTCCTCGATCAACATGCTGCTCATCCTTTCTTCTCGGCGCGCCGCGCCTCGAGCGTCCAATACTGTCGCGCGGTCGCGACGACGGACGTAATGCGGTAGCCGTCACGTCCCCACACGGCGATGGCGTCCCCGATGCGCGGGGGCGCAGACTCGGACCACGCGTTTTCCCCGAGGCGCGAGAGGAGGACGGTGATGGTCGCGAGGCCCTCGACGTCCGTCTCCGCAAGCGGGTCGCCCGCGCGCGACTCGTCGATAACGCACGCGGCGAAGGTACCGCGACAGGCGTGACCTTCCGCGTCCGTCCACGCGATCGTCGCGCAGTCGCGGTCGAAGAACGGCGCGAACGCCGAAGGATTGTCAAAATCGATTGTCATATTCAAGTCCCGTAAAAACGCCGCCAGCCAAGGAGTAAAACAACGGAGCAACCAAGGAGCGGCTGGCGGCGTTTTTACGGGGGCAGGTCGCCCTGCCACCCGTCCGCACGGATCAGGCCGTGACGAGCTGGACAAAGCCCGGCGCGCCGTTGCCGTTCTGCTTCGCGAGCGCGACGCCGAAGAGGGCTTCGGCCGACCACGCCGCGACGCCGGCCGCCTGGTCCACGACGACGCGCGTCCCGATGACAAGCCCCGTCTCTTCATCCGTCGACTGCCCCGCCTCGACGAGGTTTCCGACCGCCCCGAGGATGGGCGCCTTGTAGCGGTTCGCGACGATCAGCGCGTTAGCGGGGACGGCGAAGCCCACGCCCTTCTCCGGCGCATTGCCGGACGACGGTTTTGCGCCCGAGGTCTTCGACGCGTGCGGCGCCTCTAGCACAGACTTGAAGCCCAGCCGCGCGCCAATCAGCGCCGAATTGACGACGCCGCCCTCGCCAACGACCGAAGCCGGGAGGAGCGAGACGAGCGTGTTGTAGGCGTTCGGCTCGAGGAGGAGCACCGTGTCCGCCGGGTCGTAGCCCGCGCCCGACACGGCCGCGCGAATCTTGACGAAGTCCGCAAAGGTCGCGGTCGCCACCGTCTTCTGCGCGTCCGCCTTGTCGTACGTCAAGACGCCCATGACCGCCTCGACGAACGCCTTGCCGATGGCGCGACCGGCGGTCGGCGCGAGCTGTCCCCACACCGGCGCGAGGTCATCCTCGAGCGCGTCCAGATCGTTTAGCGTGTAGGCGGAGATCTTGTCGCCCGAGAGGACGACGTCCGCGTACTTGATGGAGTTGGTGGAGGTCACGTAGTTCTGCGAGGCCTCGTTAAAATCCTTCGCGGTCGCGGCCATGACGGGGATGCGCACGGTCGCGCCCTTGTCGCCAGGCTTCGGCGAGGCGTCCAGCACAAACTGCCGGACGAGTTCCATCGCGGGGCGCGCGGCGAGGATAACCTTGTCCGACGCGCAGATCAGTCCCTTGCGGGTCAATGATGTAGCCATTTTGATTTTCCTTCCAGATTGATTTTGTTATTTGATTTTGCCCGTCGCCTTGTCGCGACGGAGTTGTTCCCGCGCTTCGGGGGTGCGAGCGGACGCCAGCAACTGGTCGTAGGTCTTCGCCTCTTGCGCGGTCAGTACGCCTGCCGTCAGCAGGCTACGGGTGTCCCGCAGATGTTGCGCTTCCGCCTGTGCCTGGGCAAGACCGTCGCGCATCTGCGCGAGTTCCGCTTCGGCGGCAGCCGTGCGTTCTTTCTGCGCGTCGAGGTCCGCCTGCCGCGCGCTCAACTCGGCGGTCACCTTGTCGAGAGCGGCTTTGGCGTCTTCGGCTTCCTTGCGGGCGGACGCCACGTCCGCCTCGTACTTCGCCAATTCGGCGACGGCGCGTTTCTGCGCGTCGGCGAGCTGGCCCTGCAAGTCGTTGATTTTGCGCGACGCGCCCTTATAGCGCGTCTCCCAGTCCGCGGGTTCGGGGTCCGCCGGTTTCGCGGCGGCCGCGGCGCGTGCGGCGTCGACGGCGGCGCGTTCGGCGTCGGACATTTCGCGGTGGGCGAAGAGCGCCTTGACGGCGTCCGGCGCATTGGCGAGCGTGCGCGTCGTCGCGCGTGCGGCGTACTTGACGTCCGTCGCGACGAGCTCGCAGGCGAGACCGTTGGCGACGCACTCGCGACCTGTGTACCACGTCTCGGCGGACATCAACTCCGCCAGTTTGTCTTCCGCGACGCCCGGAAATTTGCCGCGGTAAAAGCCAATCATGACGGACTTCATCTGGTCCATCAGCGCGGCCTGCTTGCGCAGCTCTTCCGCGTCGCCGACCGCCATGCCCCACGGATTGTGGATCATCCAAAACGCGGCCTCTTCCATCTTGATCGCGTCCGCGGCGCACGCAACGACGGTCGCCATCGAGGCGCAGAGACCCGTCACATGCGCGGTCAACTTCGCCTTGGAATTCTTAATGGCGTTCGCCATCTCCATGCCCGAGAGCACGTCGCCGCCGGGGCTGTTGATTTCCAGCACCGCCTCCTCGCCGTCCTTCAGGCCGTCGAGAAATTCGTGTAGACTCTTCGGCCCGCAGAACGACCACGCGCCCGAGGGCGAGTGATAGTCAAAGTCGGCAATCTCGCCGTCCAGTTTGTAGGTCTTCATTCTTCTTCCTTTCCGCCGGGCGCGTCGATGCGCAGTCCGGACGCCGTTTCAAGCGACGCGTGCGGGACACCGCGCGCGTTGCAATACGCTATCTCTTCCGCCCACGCGTCGACGTGGGCTTTCCAATCCGCGCCCAGTTTGTCGCGGAGCAAGATCGTTCCGTTCTTCAGGCCGCTGTTCAGCGCGGACTGTTCGTCCACGGGGTTGACGGCGCGTGCCGCGGGGTGCAGCCACTTGACGCATGTGCGGCGCCAGTCCGGCGGCAGCGCGGCGTCCGGCGGGATGAGCCCGCGGGCCTGCGCCCGGCGTGACCAGTTGCCCAGCGCCCAATCCAAGACGTCCGTCTCGAGGCGGTGAAACTCGTCGGAAAATTCCGCGTTGGAGAGGAGGATTTCCGCCTGCGTCGCGGAGTACGACGCGTCCGCCTTGCCGGTCGCGTGCACGTTGCCCAAGCCCAGCGCGAAGGCGACGCCGCCGTGAAGCCAGCGCGAAAACTCCACCAGCTTCTCGTTCGGGTGCGTCGCGGACAAGATTTCCATCTTGACGCCAGGCGGGAGGAGGTCGAAGATGACGCCCGCGTGGCGGATGTTGTCCACTTCCAGCGGCGCGCGGTCGTCCACCGTAGACGCGGCGACCGCCTCGTCATCCGTGCCGGGCGCGGCGTTTGGCGCGATGAGGTCGGGGTCCAGCGCGGCGTCGATTTCGGCGGTGTCGCCCGCCTCGGTCTGCGTCAGCGTGCCGATCAACTGCGCGTTTTTCTTCGCCGCCTGCAGCTCAAATCCCTGCAGGTCGGAGAGATCCGCGACCGTGCCGAGCGCGGGCCACAGGCGCGAGGAGCCGCGCATCTGATTGACGCGACCGAGCCCGCGCACGATGGTAAAAGGCGAATCCTTCCACGCCACGCCGGCGGGCTTGACCAATGTCCACGCCGCACGCCGTCCCTCGCGCTCGAGATCGTAGACGGACGCGCCGCGCTGCGACCACGAGACGATGACGCCGATGGTCTTGCCGTCCGCGTCCTTGACGATGCCGTCGTGCTGGGTCGCGCCCGCGCCGAAGACGCGGCGGAAGTCGCCCTCCGAAAGGTTGCCGATGCAGTCCGGCTCGAACATAATGATTTGACCCGTGTCGCCACGCGTCAAATCCCAGTCGTAGACCAGCACAAGGTCGCCACCCACGCAAAGCGTGCGGAGAACAAGCCGTAAGAGCTGCTGCAGGGAGAGGTCGTCGAAGTATTCCGCCGCCTGCGTCCAGGCGACAAACGCCTGTTTGACTTGCGCGCCCGCGGCCGCGTACGCCTCGGGGAACGCGAAGACGGCTTTGCCGCCCACGTCGCCGACGACATTCAGCTCGAGCTGGTGCAGGATCGCCTCGAGATGCTCGTTCTCGCGGCACGCCTGGCGCGCCGTCGCGACGAGCCGGTTGCGTTCCGCGATCGGGACTTGACCGAGCTCGTTCGCGGTCTCCGGCGAAATCCACTTGCGGTTCAACTGGTCCGGCCCGAACACGACGCGGTAGCCGCCGCGCGCCTGGATGCCGAGGCGACGGGCGAGTAAGGCGCCCACGCGCCGCTGATCCCCGCGGCTAAGGTCCGCAAAGCGCGGCGCGCGACGAGTTGAATCCGAACCACCGCTCGCGCCCGCGCGCTTCCTCGCGCGCGAACCGAACACAGCAAAGAAATCCTTGATCATCCCCACACCCCCAGACGCGTGGTGACGATGTGGCGGACGCCGGCGCGCGAACCGGCGGCGAGGTCCGCAAGCCGCGCGGCACGGGTGGCGAGGTCCTTGCGGTACGCGCGCAGCTTGTCGAGGTCGAGCCGCGTGTAGGATTTCGACCCGCCGGACGACGAGAGCGTGGCGGTCGCCGTCCCCGAGAGCGCGATCTCCTGTATCGCGCGGTCGAGTTCCGCGATATCGCGGTGGATCGTGGCGCGAACGCGCGCCAATCTGATGCTATCTGCCAACGTCATGATACTATTGTATCAAAACGCGGCAGACGAAAAGCATTAACACAGGCAGGTTTTACCCCCGCGGGGGTAAAAGGTTCAGCCAAGTCCCATGTGGGCGTAGTAGGCCGGGCGCGCGCGCCACCGGAGGAAGATTCGCCACCGTGCTGGCGAGCACCAGTCCGGCGGCGGCACGGACTCGTTCGGGTGCTTGGACTTGTAGGCGCGGTAGTAGTCCGACAGCGTCGTATTGTTTACGGGCGGCGCCCAAGCGATCCGCGTCATCTCGCGCGCGACGGCGAGGTCGCGCTGTTTCTCCTTCGCCCAATGCGGCTGTCCCGGCGTGCGCTTGCGCGACGCGCGGACCGGCTCGGACTTTTTTGGCTTGTGGGTGCGGTATTTCGCGTCCGGGTGCGCCGCGTGATAACGGGCGATCGACCGCACGCGGTTCGCCTCGCGCTCCTTCGCGCGCCACTTCGGGGATTGCTTCGCGCGGTAGCGGCGCATGTACTCGCGCGTCTTGGCGCGACGCTTGGCGCGTGCTTCCGGGGTCAGTTCTGCGCTGCGCACATAGGGTTTAGGCATGGTGTTCCTCCTTTGCGTCGACGTAGACAACCTGTTCGTTTTTTCCGCACGCGCGGCACTTGACGTATACGCGCCGTTCGCCGTGCTCGCCCCGGACGGACTTGTACTTGCGCCACGGGTTGACCGTGCCGCAGACGGGGCAGTACTCGTTTTGGCGGATCACCATTCCGGCGCGACCTCCCGCGCGGCGTCGCATCCGACGATGGCGGCGATCTCGGACAGCGCCGCTTCCGCGTCCGCCCAATCGCCGTCCGCGACTTCGCGGGCGTAGCGGTTCAGCACGGTCTTGACGCGCTTGATTTGCCGCAGGGCCTGCGCGGCGGGCGCGCCGTCCGCGAGGGCTTGCAGTTCAGTCGTGGGCTTCTTCTTCATTTCGTTTTCCTTTCATCCGTATATCTTGCAAAGCTGCAAGAGGTATTTGACAATCCCATCCTCGGGCGTGTCGGGGCGCAGACCGTACGCCGCGAGCACCGCCTTGTCGTTCGCCCGGTGCGCCGCGCGCAGGTCGGGCGGCATCGTCAGCGGATCGTACAGGTCTGCCAAAGACGCGTCGGGATACCGCGCCCGCACATCCAGTATTGCCTGTGCCGTCCCAGTTATGGACGCCTCGTCCGCCCCCTCCGGCCACAGGAAGTTGTTGTACACGATCGTCGCCGAATAGCGGTAGCTCATTTCGAGCCGTCCGCAGACGCCCCGCATCCACGCCATGTGCACGGACGAGGTCAGTACGCCGAAATGGTACAACGTCCCGTCGGGAACCAGGAATGCCCGGTCCGTCACGATTATCGAATCATCGACGAACCCCATCGGCACGTATTCGCGGCGTTCCGAACTGACGCACGGCACGATCACGGCGGTCTTGGGGTTGTTCGTCTCGCGGAACAGCGCCGGTGTCGCCGCGTGTTTGCGCGTAGCGGCGCAGCGGCTCGCCAAGCGGGTTTCGCGGCATTTCGCCACGCGCGACATGACAAGCGGCAGGGCCCGGATCTTGTCCGGCGGGACCTGCCACAGGCACCACCGGGGCAGATTGTTGATAAACTCCTTCGAACCGACAAGACGCTTCAAAAACGGCGCGGCGCCCGGCTCCTTCGCCAGAAAGTTCGCACGTTCCTCGTCCTCTATCATAAGAGCGCCGCCGTCCAGCGGCATGTTGCCATGGATCATCCGCGGCACATTGCAGAGCGGACGCGGACGCGGCGAAACGGCGATGTCGGGCGCATCCAGAAGATAGCCGTTGATGTTCTGCGCCGGGAGGACGCGGTCTCCGTCGTAAATCGTGCGCGGCGACGCGTCGCCGGGCATTCCCTTGGCGTGAAAGCCAATGATGCAGACGTGGACTTGCGCCGCATTGGCATTGTCTCCGACCCAGCAGAAAGAGCGCCAGGCGAAGTCGACCGTCACAGCGAGCCGCTTCCACAAAGGCGAAACTTGTTCCCCCTGTGTGATCGAATTGGTGAAAACGAAGGCGCAATGCGTCCGCGTCCCCTGGATGAGATCGCTCGCCCTCGCGAACCAACATGCGGCATAGTCGATATTGCGGAAAGAGAAGAGATTTGCAACTTCTGCTTTCTGCGCCATGGATTGTCCGTTCTTGCTCACGAACGGCGGGTTGCCCATGATGTAGTCTGTCCGGGGCCAATCGATGCGCAGGGCGTCCCCCTCCATTATGATCGCCTCTCCGCGCAAGGGCAGGCATTCGGGTTCGCAGCACAGGATGCTCGCGGTCTCTTCCTGCATTTGCGCTTCGGCCGCCCGCATGGCGGTCTTGGCGACGGCGACGGAGGCGCCGTCTATTTCGATGCCGTGGAACTGGGCGAGGGTGACGCGCACGGACTGCCCGAGGTCGAGTTCGCCCTGTCCGTTCTGCCGCGCGGCGATGAGGCGGTTCTCGAGCCGCCGCAGCGAGAGGTAGGTCTCGGTCAGGAAGTTCCCTGAGCCGCACGCGGGGTCAAGGAAGGTCAGACTCGCCAGTTCGTTCTGCAAGGCGTCCAGCGTCCGCCGCGCCTTGGCCGTCGCCGCACCTGCGGCGAGGGCGTCGTCCACGCGCCGCGTCAGACCGTCCAGGAAGAGCGGGTCGATGACCTTGTGGATGTTTTCCACCGAGGTGTAGAATACGCCGCCCGCGCGACGCGCCACAGAAGCAACTTTAGTGTCATTATCCATATATCAGCCCTCAAACCAGCCTATAGCCGCGACGGCGGCGAACAACCTTCGTATGTACCGGGGTGTAGCCGCCCGACGAAATGCCGAAGGAGCCCGCGAGCGCAAAACACATCGTGATGGCGTCGCCATAGTCATGCTTGCGTCCGATTGTCTTCCAGCGGTACTCCGTGCGGCCGTCTTGCAGGGTAATCTTGTAATCCAGTTGTTCGGCGGCGATCTGCGCGGCAAATTCGCCGTGGCGCGTGCCGTTGCCGTCAAACAGCGACAAGCCGCCCGGCGTCCCCACCTCGCCCAGCCACGCCCGCTGAGCCGTCTCGCGCCAATAATCGGCATTGAACACCAGCCACCGCCAGCCTTGCGCCGTGTCTGCGCAAAGGACGGTGCCGTTCCGTTCGTCCGTGACGCGGGACTTGACGCGCGGGTTCCACGCCCGCCCGGCGCGTCCAACCATGGGCAGACAGTTGCATCCGCAGTGCGCCCGCGAGATCTTCGCAAAGTTGCACACGGCGTCCCACTGTTTGCCGCCCGCGTCGACACCCCAACGGTTGATAGCAATTCCGTGCCCTCGACACCACCCGACGATCTCGCGGCCGTGATTGATGAGGGCTTGCGTCAGCAACTGCGCCCGCAGGCGCTCCGGGATGTCCTCATGGATTGGGAGAGGGTCGCCCGCAAAAACCTCGTAATACGTGACAAAGCCGCTCTGATTCTTGTCGAACGCCACCACGGCCGTGGTAAAGCCGTAGGACGGATTGAGGTCGGTCGCACACGCCGTGAAGATTGTGTCCGGCGGAATATAGAACGGTTGCGTCCCATTGTTCACGCGCGAGAGGATGATCGGCGCATTAATCTGCAAAACATCATGTTGACGAACGGGCCGCATCTGATATTCCGCCGCAAAGGCGTCTTCGCCGTTTGCGAACCGCAGGTTCATCGCGTGCTGGATGCCGCTCAATTCGTTCTCGTGGTCGTAGAAGTCCGGGTTTAGGACTTCCGCGCCCGCGTCCATTTCGGCGCGATGTTCAGCGTAGAAGGCATTGGCGGCCGCATGCTCGCTCTCGCTGTTGTGGATCGCGTCTTGCTTGATTTTGAAATACTGTTGCCACAGGTCGCCCGGCATCCCCCAGCAATCCGGCTCCGAGAGAAGCATCGGAAAGGTGAAGGTCTTCCAACTGGGCTTTGTCGCATAGAGTTCTGAAAGGTCATCGGGCGCGATTGGCGTTGACGTCATGAACGCGGCGATTTGTTTTTGGTGCCCCCCAAGTCCCATGAAACCCTTTTCTATGAGTTCGTCATACTCTTGAACGGACTGCGGATTATGCGCGGCTTTATCATCCTGCAGGTCATCCAGTAAAACGAGGTCGGGCCGCATACTGCCCCGCACAAGTCCGCGCGTCGCCCCCTTGAAGCCGCGAGCGACAAGGACGGCACCCGACGAATCTGAGCCGTCTATCGTCGGAAGAACGATTCTGCCGGCGTTCTTGCCTATCTTCGTACGCTTCCCCTTGTAGGTCTGATTCTGCGCCCGTTGCATAATCCCGCCCAACTTGCGGATGGGGACGGCAATTTCCGGAAAATCGGCGGCGAATAAGTCGCTGTCTTCCAGTAGCGTGTAAATATCATCTATGATCGCACTCGCGTCCGAATGCCGCGCCGCGACTGCTACAACGAAGTGCCGGTAGCCATACGCCAAGGCGAACACGCACGCGCCCTTGATGAAACTGGATTTGCCGTGCGCCCGCGCCATGCGGATGTGCGTGCGCCCGCCGGACTGGACAACGGCCTGCAGATGGTCGATAATCTCGCCCATGCGCTCCGAAGGCTCCGTTCTCAAAAAGCCGCCCGGCCCCATGCAGTAGGTGCGCAGGAAGAGCGCGAGCGAATTCCGGCACCGTTCGCGCCGCGCGGGGTCTTTGACTTTGGGGAGCCGCCCAATGTCGTTTGCATCCGCGTGCATTTTGGCTTTGCGTTCGCGGTCTTGAAGTTTGGTTCTAGCCATGTTAGACTTCTTTCTTTTGTGGCTTCTGTTGCAATAGGGGGAATCGTCTCAAATTCCGCACTGCCGCCGGTGGGGTGAAGGAGGGTTTGGGGTCTTCACAGTACCTTGATAGGGGGGGGGGCTGGTTTGTCGCATTGCCGGGGGTCGGAGCCGTCTGCGACGCCGCCGCGGCCGCAAGTCGTTGCTCGCGCGTGAAGTAGTGCGCCCAGTCAGCGACGCGCCGCGCGGCCTCATCGGTCGAGCCGGCAAAAACAAACGGCACGCCGTACCTAACTTCAAAGGTGGCTATCATTGCGATAACAGACTTGGGGTTCGCCCGCGAGTGCTTGTAATTGCCGCGTCGAACGGCGGCCATGTCTGCCGTGCAAAGGACGCGCCGGAAAGGAATCGACTGCATGCGCCGGAGTTCCCGAATGAAGCGCTCGCGTTCGTGGATCAGCGTGTGGACTAGGTCAGCGAGTGACTTGCGCTCGACGGTAAACAGGTCTTCATATCCGAGGATTGAGTAATCCCCCGTAGCAAGCCCGCGGCGCACGGTCGGAATGCTGGAGGCGAATGTTAGCGGTGTCTGCTCGCGCGTGTCTATGATGATGGTGTAGCCTGCCGCCGGAGGCGTCGGGGAGATTGCGCGGTTTTTGCCGTAGTGCAGGCAGTCCGTGCATTTCGTTGCGGTGTGTCGGGTTCGTGTCTTCATCGGATAATCCTCCGTGGTGGCATTTGTCTCCTGTTTAGGTTGTGCGGTTGTGCAATGTGCCCAACCAACCGACTGCGCAACCTAGAAGGCTGGGGTTGGTTTAGTTTAGGTTGTGCACCCCCCTTTATATAAGGGGGTGCCAGACCTAACCTAACCTCAGCCCGCGGCGTCGTTTTACCTAGGGTCATTCGCCACCTCCCTCTGCACAACCTACCGGCTGTCCCCTGCCCGGCCGCCAGTAATCTGAGAGGCGAGCACCTCCTTGTCAAAAACCGCGAGCGCGATCTTTGCATTCTTCAGCACCGCGCGGCAAATACCCTCCGTCTGTCTGTCGCCCGGCGCGTCCTTCCGCAAGTCGATTGCCGACAAGAGAGCGGTGTACATATTGAGCAATCGTTCGTCATTCTTCATATTTTTCTCCTTTCTCGCCACATTTGCGGCTAGATAATCAGATTTTCCGTTTATCTTTGCGTTCGGCGTTTCCGGCGAGGAACGCGACAAACTCTTCGTTTGTGAGGCAATATCGTTCCAAAATTTCGTCCTTGTACCACATTTCACACAAATATCCCTTGCCGATCCCGGCCCAACGCGCCCAAACGAAGGGGGTTTCCGTGTTGGCTTCTGCGGCGAATTCGAACGCCAAACGGGCGCGATCTTCCGATCGGAGGCGGTAGTCCCCCTTGACCTCGATGTAGGCGCCCCGGTAGAGGAAGTCGGGGGTGTAGCGCCGCTTCTTCTTGCGGGTGAGGATGATGTGGCAGGGCTCGTAAAGCCCCTCCCCCGCGAGGAGGAGGCGGTTGAAGCGGGTCTCGTTGAGGTTCGGCCCCTTGGGCTTCTTGGCCGCGCGCGCCCGGACTTTCCGCCGGATGCGCACGTTGAGTTGCTTGACGGTCAGCATTGTGCCGATCCTTCGTTTTTGCGCGGTCCGCGGATCAGAAGGGCAAATCCGGCTCAGCCGCATCCGCCCCCAGAATTCCGGCGTCCGGGACGGCCGGCTCGGGGGATTTGGTCGTATCGCCGAGGACGGTCGCCTTAAGCCCCGTCACGTCCGGCCAGAACCGCCCGTCGTACTCGCGGCCCTCGAGCGCGAAGACCACCTTGACACGCTGCCCCTCGCGGATGCCCTCGAGCCGATCGGCCGCCGCCTTTTTGAACGTGAAGGGCACGTACTTGGGGTACCTCGTGTCCTCCCCGAGGTCGTTCGTCAGCACGAGTTCGCGCTTGTAGAACCCCGAGGGGAACGTTTTCACGGGCAGGATCTTGTGGACGATGCCCGTCATTTCGTAGTATTTGCTGTTTTCTTGCATTTTTCTTCTTTCCTTTTTTTTTTCCGATTTTGCCTTTCGGCTTCCGTCACCGTGACGAAATTCCCTTATGCTCCCGGTAGACGCGGGCGCGATCCTCAAAAAGTCCGACGAGCCACCTGTACTCGGTCAGCGTGTTGTCCGGCGGACACGACCACCGCACCGCGCGGGCCGTGGACGCGAGCCTGTCCATCTGGCGGCAGCATTCGGCCATGGCGTCCGGATTGCGGGGGTCGAGTTTGATCGCACGGGCGACGGCCCAATAATGCCACAGCGCCTTTTCGGCGAGGGCGGCCAGCGTCAGGCGAAGTCCGTCGCCCCCGTTCTCCTCGTCGCCTCCGTCGCAGTCTCGCCAGAAATTGCGGAGGGAGAACGTTTCGTTCCACGCGTCCGCGATTTGCCGGCGCACATACTGGGCTTCGTCAGACTTCCCGGCGTAAAATGCGTCATGCCGCCGCTTGAGTTCTTCCTGTGCCGGTGCGGGCATGACGGCGGACATTGCAGCAGATATGTTCATACGTCTTTCCTTTCGTAGTAGTTGCATTGCTCGACAGGGATTGGGTGCTTGCGCAGTTCGGGCGGGATGGTATAACCCCTCTGGCATTGCCCGCCGACGAATTCGGCGCAGGCATGGCACGGCGCCCAGTCCTTTGCCGCGAAGACGCGGGGGGCGGGCTTCGCCGCCTGCCGGGCTTGGGCTTGGGCTTCGGCGAGTTCTTTCTCGCCGGCTTTGTTGTGCCAGGCGGCGAGCATCGGCCGCCAGTTGGCGTGGTTGATGGCAAGTCCCGAGGTCGTGCGCCATCCGACGGCCTGCATTTTGTTGTACCACCAGCGGGCGTAGGTCTCCGGGATGTTCATTGCCGTCGTGGCGATCGCGACAACCTCCTTGAGGGATGGGGCTGTCGGATCTCGGACCTCCCCCTCGACGACCTTGTCGACAGGCAAATCCTCGCGCGTGTGTGCGTGCGCGTTAGCACACACACTGTCTGTCTGTTTGTCTGTCTGTTTGTCTGACTGACTGACTGTCTGACTGTCTGTCTGTCTGTCTGTCTGGTCGTTTCGTACTGTACCGTACTGTACGGTACTGTACGGTACAGTGTCGTACTGTACCGCATCACCTTGTACTGTACCGTACTGTACGGTACTGTACGGTACAGTACCGCACTTCTTCCGTCTGTACTGCGCGACGCGTTCGCGCTCTCTAGCACGGGATGTCTCGCCCTGCTCAAGGGCCAACGCCAATTCGTCCAATGCCTCGAGCTCGCTCTCCGTCAAGTCTTCCCGCTTGATGTGCGGGTTGCCGCACAGGACGCACAGGACGCGCCCGAGCGTCTCTGGATGGCGCGTCGTTTTCGCCTTGTTGCCTAGCGTAGTCGGGTAGATCATTTTTCCTCCGTTTCGTCCTCGTTATCCTTCTCTGGCCACTCCCCTGTCTCCCAGCCGTCCATGTCGTAGGTGCGGCGAGCCCACACCTTGTGGTCGCGCGGGGTGAGGGCTGGGCGGCCCTCGCGCCGCGCGATGACGGCCGCGGCGATGCGGTCGGCGATGTCCAGCGTCTTCATTTCGCTCCCCCCTCGATCTCCTTTGCGACTGCGGCCGTGGATTGGACGAGATCGGCGATCTGCGCGTCCACCTTGTCCCAGTCCGCGTCCGTCAATTTTGCCATGGCGTCCGTCCCGGCGGACACGAAGAGAAGCGACTTCCACTCGTCTGCCCGCTTGTCCTTTGTCTTCCGTTCCATGCCGGGGAGGGCGAGGAATGCCGTCCACGCCTTGACGGCGCGGGGGTTGGGCTGATGCAACATCTTCTTCGCGGGCGTCGGTTTCGGTGCGGGCTCGGTCGGACGAAGCTCATTGGTTGCCTGCGCGGGCGCGGCCACCGTCCGGGCCGGTTCGCCGCCGACCTCGTCCGGGTCGAGGCGGCTGTCGTCGATCGCGAGAAGTCCGCACAGGGCGTACTTGCGGGCGTAGGAGGAGCACGCCCCCGTCAATTGCGCACTATCCATCCCCTTCTTGGCGTCTTCCTCGCGGGCCATGCCCACGGTCGAGACCGTGTCGCCCGTTTCTGCATCCACAAATGTCGCCGTCGCCCGCAGGTAAAAGCGGGTGCCGCACTCGCGGATTTCGTCCTCCAAGAGAATGGCCGCCTTCACCGCTTCGAGGTGTGGCTTCGCGGCCTCGAGGATGTCCGAGGCGTTGCGAAACGAGTATCCGCCGAACTTGTTCATACGTCCCTTGGGGACGCGGAGCTTCTGCTGGACTTCCAGCAGTTTTGCGTAGACTTTCTTTTCCATTTTGCTGTTCCTTTCAGTTTTTAGGATTTGGTTTTGGGATTATGCATGTTAAGCCATGTGCGGGGGATAGGCAAGCGGGCGAACACCCTCATAGCCCGTTTTCCATTCGCCCGCCTCGCGGGCCGCGCGGAGGTCCTTGACCCCCTCGACGATGCGCGTGTCCGCCCGATCGAGCGAGCCTTTCTCGACCTCGTAGACGGCGACGCGATAGGGGGCTTTCTTCTCGGCCGCAATCAGATAGGCGTGCCCGATCGCAATCCCGGCCGCGCGGGCCGCGCGGAGGTAGAACGCCAGTTGCAGGATGTAGTCTCGGTTGATGGCCTCGCGGGTGAATCCGTCCAAGTCCGCGCAAGTTTTGAGGTCGGCGAGAATCTCCCGCTCGGGGTCGATCCAGTCAAACCGGGCGTGGCAAGGTTCGCCCTCGAGCGCGAAGTCCACGACGCGCTCCGCAAGCCCCTGCGAGAGGATGGACGCGGCATCCTTGTGCCGCCAGATCGCCTGGCGCGTCTGCGCGATGACCGCGTAGTCGTTGGGCGTCACAACCGGGTGCGGTTGGACGGCGAGCCAGTCCTTGTAGGCCTTTGTCATCCGCCCATACGGCGTCCCCGTCTTGGGGTTGACCGGGCCCTCGGCGACCATGTACGCGGCGTTGAATGCCGCGTCGCCCTGCAGGATCAAGCAGTGCGCGGCCGAGCCGATGAACATGGCGTCGGTCTGCTCGTCGGCGATCTCCCCCGTCAGTTTCTGGTGGTAGGTTAGCGAGCAGTGGATAAACTCCATCAGCATGTGGCTCGAGAGTTTTGCCCCGCTCTTTGTCTCCGCGTGATATTCCGCTTCGGGCATCACGCGCAACTTATCAATGTTCATTCTCCTTGCTCCTTGGTTGAAAAAAAAGAAACTCAGGCGAAATATTTGCGCTGCTCGATCGCGTCCAAAACAGCCGAGACGCGGTAAAGGAGCTTGCCGTTGCGGGCGGACGCGACCTTGCGGATGTTCTCCGGCTCGGCCGCCGCAAAGCGGTCAAGCCAGTTGTCCGGCACGGCCGCGATCTCCGCCTTAATGTCCTTCATCGTCGCCCAGACCTTCATTTCGCCACCGCCTTTCCTTCGGCGGCCGCCCAGTCGTATTCCCCGGACATTTGGTCCGGCGTCAGGTACAGCGCGAGCCAGCACAGCGCGGCCAGCGCGAGGAGCGCAAGCGTCTTGATCGCCACGCCCAAAATTTCTTTTGCCATCTTCATTTTGTCATCTCCTTGGTTGTCAAGTTCTGCCGTCTCTCCGGCTGTCACGGCTGTGGTAGTACGCCTGCCGTTCGGCGACGGGGTCTTGGCCGGTGTACAGCGTCCCCGCGACGCCACGGATTCCCCCTACGCGTCTCGAGCCGTTTCGGCGTCCCCGTTTGGTGCTTCGGCCTTTACTGCGCTCGGGCGCACCCCGCCGGAAAATCCTGCGTCGCCCTGCGGGTGGGAACAACCCGCAGAAGTCGAAGAAAAGTCTTGGGTTGTACCCACCTTCTCCGTCAACAAAAAAGAGAGATAGTCCCCAGGCGTCATTCCGTTCTTCGCCGCCCGCTTCGCAAGACGCGCAAAAAGCGTGCAGGGAAATTCCAGTTTCATTTCGACCATATCCATTACTTGATCCCTTTCTTGGCTTTGCGCTCGTTGCGCTTCTCGAGGTTCTTGACCATCATCTCGTGGATGGTGTCGATGTCGTCCTTGGTTAGACGGACGTCGCGCACGGCCTCCTCAAGCAGCGCGTTGACGATCGCGGATAGAGACTTCAGGCCACACTCCGCCATAATCCGGCGCAAGCGGACAACCGTCTCGACGCGCATCGAGAATTTGACCTCCACCTTATCCAAGGCAACCATTGCTAGTTTGTCACTCATTGTTGCTATCTCCGTTGTCTGCGCACTATTATACCACAGGTTGTTCCCACCTTGCAAGCGGAAATTTTGCCACTTACCTAATTTTTTTTAGCCGCGGCCGTCGAGGTAGTGCTTCGCGGCGGTGCGGACGGCCGTGGAGGCGACGCGGCGCCGATCGCGCTCCGGGATACGCGCCAGCAAGTCCGCCGCGTCCGGATCCACGCGGACGAGCTTGGACTTGCCTCGTCCGCCCCAGCGCGACGCCATCCCCTGCCGGCCGTAGTCCGCTAGCTGTTGATTTTTTTCTTGCATTTTTTTCTCCTTGGCACACCCCCTTGACGGGGCACGCAAAAATTTGGTATACTGTGTCTCGTTAAGATGTATGTCGCCCCCCTGTTGGATTCGTTGCTGTTCCTTCCGGGGGGCGCGGTTTGTCAATCCTCTACCCAGCGCCGGTTGTCGCTGTCCCAGGTCGCAACCGGCCGCGCGTCCTGCGTTTCGCGGTCCGGGACGATGTCTCCGTTGTCCAGGCGGCGGCAGTCTTCCGCGGCGTATATGTCCGGCGTATGCCAGCCCGCCCAGTTATCCCAGTACTCCTGGCACTTGCGGGCCAGGCGCTTCGCGCCCAGCAGGGTCGGCGTCCCGCCGTGGCAGAAAAACTCGTATTGTCCGCCGATTACGTAGTAGTTGATTTTCCTCATTTTTGCTGTTCCTTTCTTTTTTTTTGTGCGGGGGCGGGCGTCCGCCCCCATAAGTTGATTACTTGCCGAGCATCCAGTTGAGGAGGTCTTTGGCCGCCAGCAGGTCGGTCGGGACAACATACGAGCCGTCTTTAACGCGCGTCATCGTGCCACCGGCGGGACCGCCAGCCGTCCAGCCCTTGCTGGCGAGCACCTCGGCAATCTTCTCGTCGGTCAGGTGCATACGGCCGGCCGGCGCGGCAATCGCCGCCACTTCCGCGGGCGTCATCCCGGCATCCTTGACCGCCGCAACCAACTCGTACTTGACGTTGTTAAGATTATAGATCTTTTCCATTTTTGCTGTTCCTTCTTTTCCGGGCTTCGGGCGTTGCCACCGTGGCTTCGCCTTTCCCCCCGTTGTTTATGACACTATTATACCATATTTCGGTTATCGTTGCAATAGGGTATTTTCACTTTTTTTCACTTTTTTTTCGGCCGCAGAAAGTGTATAATATTAGGCATATACGCGCGATTTTGCGCAAGTAAAAAAAAAGAAGGAGAAACAGAAAATGGATGAAGGAACCGCATTGCTGGTAAATCTGATAGGCGCGGTCGTGGGCATCGCCGTCCTAGTGCTGCTGATAGTCGGCTGGGTCAAGCTGTACAGCGCGATCATATCCGCAGCCGAGAGCCTGCGCGCGATCCGCACGATCGCGGAACGCCGCGAAAAGCGCGAGGCGGCAGCACGGGCCGCAGCCGCGATCCCGCGCGTGCTGGACTGACCTGCAGCCCCGCGGGCGGCGGAAATCCGGACCGCCGGGGGGTGTCGATAAAGGTGTCGATAACCATGTTCGGCAAGTACCGTATTTATTGGGCGCGACCAATAAATACGGTACTTGCCGAACTCCCCCGGCGGTTCGAATCCCTCTCTCTCCGCCACCAAATCCCCTAGATAATTGATGATAACGGATGCAAATCCGTTATTTTTTTTTGCATTATGGTCGGGGCGGCGCGCTGGGAGGGGTGTCGAGGGGGTGACGATGTGCGGTCTGATAGTGTATAATGTAGACAACAATGTAGACAACCAAGGAGCAAAGATGAAACTGGTAAAAGACGGAAATGTGTGGAAGGTTGACTTCACGCGGCGAGGGAAGCGGCATCGGCTGTCCACGGGGTGCCGGGACAAGCGGGCCGCGGAGGCGTTTTTGCGGCAGCTGCAGACCGCCGCGAGTGCGCCAACGTACGCGCGCGCCGTGGAGATCCTGCGGGCAATATACGGCGAGGCCGCAGAGGCGCGTCCAGCCGGGCTGCCGATCAGCGCGGCTTTTGACGAGTACTGCCGCCTCGCGACGGCGACGGGGCGCACGGTCGCGCCACTGACACTGCGCAGGCGAGGCAAGATCTACGAGCGGCTGACGCGGTGGCTGCGCGCGAAGCGTCCGACCGTGGAGACGGTGGACGGCGTGACGGGTCCGGTCGCGGCCGCGTTCGCGGCGGACCTCGCCGGCGAGGGGCTGCGCACCAAGACGCGGGCGAACATCCTGGGCGAGCTTGCAGCCGTGTGGACGATGCTTGCGCGGTCCGAGGAGGGATTGGCCAATCCGTGGCACAAGCTCGCCCCGCGCGACACGGATGGCCGTCGCGGGCTGGCGTTTACCCCGGCGGAAGAGGAGCGTGTCTTGGCGGCCGCGAAGGCCGTCGGCAAGCAGTGGTGGGCGATCTGCATGGTCATGCGGGGGACGGGCCTGCGGTACGGCGACGTCGCGCGGCTGATGCGCCGCGAGGTCGTGGACGGCGTGATCCGGCTCGCCCCGCACAAAACGCGCCGGCACGGCATCGCCGTCGCGATCCCGTTGACGGACGAGGTCGCGGCCGCGCTCGCGTCCGTCCCCGACACGGGGGACTGGTACTTCCCGGCGCACGCCGAGCGGTACGCCAAACGTTCGGCCGGCGGCAACAACGCCCTCAGCTTCCGGCCCGTCCTGCGGGCGGCGGGGCTGGACAAGCCGGGGTACAGCGTCCACTCGTGGCGGCACACGGCCGCGACGCGATTGGCGGCAGCAGGCGTGGACATCGAGACGCGCAAGCGTATCCTCGGCCACACAGAGGACGCGACGGCGCGCCGCTACGACCACGACGAGCATTTGGCGGAGACGCGAGCCGCGCTCGAGCGCGCCGCGCACAACGACAACAAAGGAGAGAAGAAATGAAGAGATGGATGATACTCGCACTGGATATTATCGCGCGGTGCGCGACGACGGTTGCGTGCTGGTGGATCGCCTGCCGGGCCGCCGTCGAGATCGCCAAGGCCTTCGCCCGTGCGATCAAGTAGTCCAGGCAATCAGTCCAACAAGACTTTTGTCTCGGCGGAGATATACAGGTCGATGATCCTCACGTGAAACCAGCGATGGGTCAGCGTGTAATCGGAGCCTGTGACCGTCTCGACCGGGAAGATCGCCTTGCCGGCCGAGACAATCGACAGGGACCCCGACGGCCCGTCGCCGTTTTGCAGCGCGACAAACTGATATTGCGTTTTGGCCCCCGTCATGTCGATCGGCTGAAACTCGCACAAGGCATAGACGCAAATGTCCGTCAGGCACGATCTCGCCGGCTCGGCCAGCGAGATCGAGAAGAACGGAGACGTCTGCAACGTCATGCCCTCGCCGTTGAGCGCCTTCAATTCCTCGTCAAACACTCCCGTGCCCGACGACTCATATCGCCTCAGCTTGTAGGCGATTGCGGTTTTGATGCAAGGCTGGAAATTCCCGGCGTTGGAGATGTCGCCATATTGATAGGTGGGGGATTTGCCCAAGCTGTAGAGTGGCGACAAGGAGCACCTGTAGTATCTCAGCTCGGTGGACCACGTATAAGCATCCGCAATCTTGTCCGCAAGCAACGCGTCGCCCGACGCGACATCCCACGACCCGCCCAGGATGGTCTCCAATGTGTCGCACGGCGGCAACGCGTTGGTGATGCACGCCTGCAGCGTGCTGTAAGCGACCCCCGTCTTCGGCTTGGACGACCAGCGCGTAAGCCACGCCTCGGTCCCGTATGAGGTCGGCCAATAGCGCGTGCCGAACGCGCTTATCTGATTGCCCAGCGCCCAAGGGATGTCGCCGCGCGGGTACGCGATCACTTCCGGCGTGATATTTACGCCGGCCCAAAAGCAGGCGCGCGAGAGATACGCCTCGGACAGATACGCCTTGTCGCAGATCCGCAGCGTATGCTTGTCCTCGCCCTTGCGACGGGGATAGCGCGGCACGCCAAGCAGAGCCTCGTCCACGTCCGAGACGTCGCAATAATGATAATCTGATTTTTTTGTGAAGGACATAACGATCCTTACTTATAGTACACGCCGATTTGGATGACGGGCGTCTCGCCGTCCATGTACGTTTTGATCTGCACGTTGGAGTCGTCCGCCGTGCGGAAGACGGCGCCGGAGAGAGAGATCTCGACGGAGTCGGCGGTGTTGCCCGTCACCTTGCCGCCGGCCGCCTCCTTCCACTCGACCGCCCCGTCGCTTGTCTTGACGGGGACGGTGTTCGCGGCCGCGTCCGCGAAGCCGGCGACGGAGAGCACGCCGGACGCCGTGTCCTTGACGATGGACGCCTCGTCCGCCTTGACGCCAGACTCGGTGATATAGATCGTGGGCGTCGAGCCGTCCGTGAAGGTTTTGAATTTCGGCGCGTCGGGGAGGTCTGACTTGATGACGGCGCCGTCCAGCGTGATTTGCGACGATCCCACGGCGTTGCCGGTCAAGGTCCCCGTGCCGCCGGACTCCTCCTTCTCGGGCGCGACGTAGCGGATGACGGGGCGGCCGTCCGAGACGCCGGTCACTTGGATGTGGCCGGTGCTGGGCGAGACGTCGTAATCTCCCTGGATGTTGCGCAGGCAGTCGACGACCCAGTTGAACGTCTCGACGAAAGTCTTAAACGTTTTTCCGCACAGCAAGACGCCATGCTTTAGTATTGCCAGTGTGCCGGGCTTGGACATGCTGCCTCCTCACAGGACGAACGCCTTGTCGTCCGTATCGTACTTGCGATTGTTGGCGTCGAAGAGCGCGCCGAGGTCGGAGAGATCTCCGCCCGTGGACATGTAGACATCATCCTCGTTGACGTTGATCACAACATCGTACATGTCGCCGTCCACGCGCTCGATTGTAATGTCCGCCATGTTGCAGGGGCAGGACTGATGCGTTTTCCACGTGCCGCTGTCGTCCAGCTGATACGTATGCTTGACGCGCTGATAGTAGGCTGCGGCGGTCGCCGCGCACTGCTGCGCGGTCGCAAAGTCCATGCCCACATACTTGTAGGACTTGGTCTTGTATCGATGGACCTCGTACGCCGTGTGCCACATCTCATACACGATCGCGTTAACCTTGTACGTGACCGGCGTGTCAGAGTCGACCACGCGGTTGGCCGCAGAGTAGGTTGTCAACAGTCCCATGATGTCCTCCTCAAAGCCCGACGTGCTCGAGCTGCTTCTTAATTAACTCCAAGTCCGCCTGCGCCTTGACGACGGAATCCTTCCATTTTTCCTGCGCCTCCTTCAGCGCCTTCTGCGCGGGATTGTTCTTCTCGTCCTGCGCTTCCGCCCACTGCTTGCGCTTCTTCCACTCGTTGACGTCGTGCTGGTTGGCGGACTTGCGGATGTTGCCGTCGCGGTCGAAGATGCGGTCCGCGAGGTTGTCCATGTAGCGTTCGTTCGATTGCATTTCGGCGGCCTGCTTTTTCTGCTCGCGCGCCGCCTGCTCGTTGCGGGATTTTTCCGCGTCGTCCCACTTGACGTACGTCTCGCCGCGGGCGCGCACGGCGTTTGCCTCCCATTCCGCGGCCGCCTTCTTCAGCGCATTGATTTCCGCCGCCGCCTTCTCGTTCATCTCGACGATCTCATTCTCGCGCTTGGCGATTTCCTCTTCCAGCACGGTGCGTTCCTTGGTCGCCTCGATGCGGGCTTTGATCTGGTCGCGTTCTGCGGCCGCGACCACGTTGTATTCGGCGATCTCCTGCGCCTGCTTGGCGCGCAGCGTGACGAGCTTCTCTTCCGCCAGGCGCAGCGCCTGCCAGGCGGACGAGCCGGCCGCCTGTCCTTCGGTCGTGGCGAGACGGTCCTTGGCGTTCGCGACCGCGTTTTCCGCCGCGAGGCGCTCCGCCTTCTGTCGCGCCTCCATCTGCGCACGCGTCGCGGCTTCGACCTCGGCGGCTTGCTGCTCCAGTAGTGCGGCGAGCTTGTCCTGCGCTTCGGCGACGGCTTCCTTCGTATCGCGGTTGTACTCGTAGTCCGCCTTGCCCGAGCCGGTCGCGGTCGCCTGCGCATGCTCGCGGTTCGCCTGCGCACGCGAGACGTCCGCTTCGGCGGACGCGATTTTTCCGGCGTAGGACTTCCGTACGTCTTCGGCGGTCTTTTGCGCGACCTGCGAGCGGCGCAAGAGTTCCTCCGTTATCGCGCGTTCACCCTTGAGCTGTTCGGCGTTGGATTTGATGGCTTCCTTCGCGGCTTTGTTCGCCGCTTCGGCGGCTTTCTTCGCGGCGTCTTCGGCTTCCTTCTCGGCGGCGGCGCGTTCGGCCGCAGCTTTCTTATAGCCCTCGACGCGGCGTTGGTAGCCCTTGGCCATCGCCTCCGCCGTGGTAAATTCCTTCTGGACGCCGAGCGCGGCGAGACGCCCCTCTTCGTTGGATCTCTTAAACCACGTGCACAGGTCGACGATCCCCTTGACGACGGCGGCGATGGCGGCGGACGCGAGCCCCCACACGCCACCGGAGAGCGCCGCGCCGAGGATGCGCACACCTGCCGCCGCGGCCTGCGCCGCCTTCGAGGTTCCGCCCAGGACGGCACCGAGATTGCCCAACAGTTCCGCGGATCGCGTGGTCGCCTGCCCGACGTTCTTGATGTTCTTCGCGGCCGCGGCGAACCCGCCGCCGTCGTAGCTTGTGCCGATATGCAGATTGATTTGTCCTTGGGCCATTACGCTTCCTCCTTCCGCGCGGCGGCGCGTTCCTCGAGGAGGCGCGCCTTGATTTGCGCGAGGGTGCAGCAGTAGTCCCCCAGCGCGGTCGCATGCTTGTCCTTGGCAATATCCACACCCTCGCGCATGGCGGCGAGCGCGAATAGCGCGACCGCGTTGCGGTACGTCAGCTTGACGGCGGCGTCCGCGTCCTGCCCGACGCCCACACAGTGCGCGAAGACGGACCACGCGGCGGACAGCGTTTCCGCGGGCGGGTCCTTGACGGACGGACGCCCCGCGGCAATGTCCTCGCCGTCCGCCGGGTCCGCCCCGTCCATTGCGTACGAGACGGCCGCGACCACCTGCGAGAGCGTGTAGGGTTGCAGCACCTCGTCGCGGAATTTTTCGACCGCCCGCACGAGCGCGTCGACGGATTTGAGGTCCGGCAAATCGGCGTCCGTCGCCCAGCAGGCGAAGGCGGAAAGCGCGAGGTCGCTTGCCGCGTCCCCGACCATCTGCCGGGCGCGGTCGAGCCACATCAGCCTGCCAAGCGTCGGCTCCCACAAACACCAGTCTCCCAGATAGGCGACGCGCGGCGGCGCCCCCAGCGGCACGGCGTCCGCGGCACGCTCGACACGGAGCCCGGCGGCGTTGAGGCGGATGGCGTCCGCGAAGGTCGGCTGCAGTCCGTCCTTGACGAGCGCGGCGTAATCGGATGCGGCGAGTTTGGATTGCATATCTATCTTCCTTTCAGCTCCGGGAACGGCGTCCGAAGCGAGTCTGTGATTTTGCCGGCCTTCTCGAGGCGGCGCTTGAGATAGCCGGTGATGGAGTTCGCCGCCTTCGCCATCGCACGGGCGACGCCGCCCGGTCCGGATTTGAGCGCGAGCGCGGCGTAGTTGAGCGCGTCCGATACGGTGACGGACGTCTGCAGTCCGGTGATGACGCGTGTCGCCAGACATCGCATGCCGACCGTGCGGGCTTCGCCGGACGCCGCCCCCGCGTCGCCGCGTCCGCCAATCGCGCCCATCGCCGCCCCGAGCGTAAAGCGCGCGAGCCCCTTGTACTTGCGCATGCGGGCGAGGCGGCGGCGGTAGGCAAATTCCGTCGCGGCGGATTTTGTCCGTGCGAGGACGAGATAGGACGCGGCCGTCTTGCGTCCGCGGTCCGTCACGCGATAGACGCGGATATTCTCGCCCGGCGTGTACGCGCCCGCGAGGTTGACGACGCGGCCGGAGACGCGCGGGCCGTGCGGTCCGCCGCGTCGCACGCACCGCACGCCCTTGCGCGAGCCACGCCGTCCGGTCCACGCGGAGACAAGATCGCCCGTCGCGTCCTCAACGGCGATAGCCGTCTTGACGGCACGGGCTGGGCGCACCACGCGCGTGTCGGCGCGCAGGCTGCGCAGCACGGTGATCATCGCCGCAACGGCGGAGTCGCGCGCCGTCTCGCCCAACTCCTTTTGGCGGAGCATGACGAGGCGCTCGAGCTCGGCGAGGGGCTTGCCGTTGCCCCACGTCGCGGTGATGGGCGTCGCCGTCAACGCGTCGCCTCCTGCGGGGTCACGGTCGCGGAGACGGCTTTGGCGGACCGCGTCTCGATGACGCCGAAGTAGCTGTTGGTCTCCGCCGTCGTGTAAGTGACGGACAAGGCGGAACCCTCGGCGACGGCCATGCGGAAGCCCGTCAGCCAGTTGGCGAGTTGGCAGGAGAGGGCGCCCTCCGTGCCCGGCAGCGTGATGCCAACGGCGAGGTCCGTGCCCTCGGTGATCTTCGCGCCACGGTAGACGCACCCCGCGAGGAGCGAAAAAAGCGCGAGGAACGCCATGAGGCCAACAAACAGCATGACGCCGAAGGCCGCGCGGGTAAGGTCGTCCGGGCGCGTCACTTCGCGCTCTCCGTCTCTTTGGCGAGGTCGGCGAGGATGGAACCGCTGTCATCGTCCGTGCGCCACTCGGCGTAGGCGAGGCGGAACTTGTCGATGACGTCCGCGAGTTCCTCCTTCGTCACCTGCAGGTCTTCGGCAGCATTGACGACGGCCGCGAGAGCAAGCGAGGTCTGTAGCCACGCCTTGCGCCACTTCGCGGGGCACCATGTGACAAGGCTCTCGGAGAGCCCCAGCAGTTTGTCGAGGAACGCGATGATTTCCGCAAGGCGGTCCTTGCGGGCCTGCGGAAGGAGCGCGACCGCGCTATTGGCGAGGTCGAGGAGGTAGTCGAGGACGCCTTCCTTGCCGCCGAAGAGATACTTGATTGCGATTTTGATGTAGCTGATTTTCATTTCCGTTTTCCTTTCTTGCGTTGACAAAGACTACGCCGCCGCATCCCAGTGCCGCGGCGCGCCGCATCCCAGTGCGGCGGAAATCGATTGGAGGACGGACGGCGCGAGAGACACGGTCTTGTGCCGCGCCGCGCGCGTGACGGCGTTGAAGCCGTGGTCGCCGACCGCCCCGTAGATTAGCGCGAGCACTGCGACAACAACGATAAAGGTGATGACGCCCATCGTCCAGCGGAAGGTCAGTTTGGCCGTCGAGGACAGTTCCGCGCAAGTCTGGAAAAGCGTCTTGATGCGCTCGTCCGTCTTCGCGTGATACTCGATCATGTTGTCCTCGACGCGATCAAGCCTGCCGCGGATTATGTTGCAGTGTTCGCGGTCGCACATTACTCCGCCTCGCTTCCCTTGGGCGGATTCGGGCGCGTAATGTTGACGGTCTGCGTGACGGTCGTGACGCCTTGTGCGCGTTCCGCCTGACGGCGTGCGCGGGCTTCGGCGAGGCGCTTGGGGAGATTGCCGGACGGCGTCGGCTTGCGGACGGGGACTGAGCCCGCGTAGTCGCGCCACTGCAAGCCGTCCTTGTAGGTGACGGTCTTGGTCAGCAAGCCGGCCGCGTTCGTCGCGACCTCCGTCTTGACGATCTCGCCGTGCATCTGCGCCCTGTATCGCGGCGAGGACTGCATCTGGTCGTTGTAGCGGCGCGTGAGCACGGTCAGCACGGTCAGCATATCCTCGTCTGAGTACGCGGGCAGGGTCGGGGCGCGGACGAAGTCCACCGCGTTGGTCTTGCTGATGACGGTGTCGACGACGTTGGTCACCTTGCCGATGACGCCGGGGTCGATTTTGCCGGCGGTCGCGCCGGGGAGGATGTTGGTGGCGGCGAGGGTCGCCGCGAGGAGTAGCGTGGTCATTCGTTTGTTCCTTTCGTTTCGGTTTCGGTTTCGTCGGACGCGGGCGCGTCTTCCGCGGCGACGGTCGCCACGGCGTCCTCGCCGAAGCGCAGACGGTCGATGCGGGCGTTGTGCGCCACCTCGTCCGGCGTCAGGGCGCGGGAGTAGAAGCGCGTATTCCAGACTGTGATGACGCCATCGTCCGTAAGGGCGCTGCGCCGGACGCAAACTTTGCCTTCGTTCTCGGTACGGGCGGGTTCCTCGCCGTAATACGTCACCCGCATCGCGACCGCGTTGTCGTAAAACGACATCGTCTCGCCGCGGGCGACGGAGGCAAAAGTGCGGCGCTCGCGGCCGTCCGTCGCGGAAGCCGGGAACCAAATCGGTAACCGCCTCTGGGGGGTGCCTGGACGCGTGCGCGTAATCAGCATATCGTTCGCATGGTGATAGGCGATTCCCGCATTGTCAAAGCTGACGATGCTTCGGGAGGTATTGTTGGCGTAGGCGTATTCGCGCCGTGCAACGACCTCCACCGTGAAGTCGCCGGAGACGGTCTCGAACGGACACACCGCGTACGTTCCGCCGGGGATGTCGACGCGGTCGGACGACATCGTGACATCGCCCGAGAAGGTCAGCACCCGTCCGCCGACGAGGTCGACCCAGTTCGTGGTCGCGCTGTCGTGCAGTCCCCAGCCGGCGTTTTCGACGCCGTCCCACATCGCAACAAGCCCGTCCTGCACGTAGTCGC